TGTTAGCGAAAGAGATATTACACTAAGAATCAACTCTGTTGGTGGTAGTGTTTTTGATGGACTTGCTATTTACAATACTTTACGTTCTCATAGAGGTTATGTAAACATTAAGATTGAAGGCTTGGCTGCTTCAATATCTACTGTTATTGCAATGGCAGGAGACAATATTGAAATGGCTGAAAACGGATTTTTTATGATACACAACCCATTCGGACAATCGGCAGGAGAAGCAACTGATATGCGTAAAACTGCTGATTTACTTGACAAGATAAAAAGTGAAATTATCGAAATATATTCAAAGAAGTCTAGCTTATCGGCTGAAGAACTTTCTAATATGATGGATAAAGAAACTTGGCTATCAAGTCAAGAAGCTGTTGAACTTGGTTTTGTTGATAACATCACAGAAGCAATGAAAGTAGCTGCATCGTTTGACCTTTCTAAATTTACTAACGTAAATGAAAAAGAGGTTAACGACAAACTAGGATTAATTAATAACCAAAAATCATTAAAAATGACCGAAGAATTAAAAACTTGGTTTAATGGTGTTAAAGAAGAAATCTTAAACGCTGTTAATGGAGATAAAGTTTCATCTCCTGTTGAAGAAGTTTCAGTTCTTTTTTCTGACAATGAAGAAATAGTAAATAAGTTCTCTGAGCTTGAAGAAAATGCTATATCTTTAAGAGAAGAAAAAGAAGAACTAGCAGGTCTTGTTGGAGAAAAAGAAGGCACTATTGCTGACTTAACTAACAAGGTTTCTGAATTAGAAGCAAAATTAGCAAAAAGTGAAGCTACTGAAACAGTTGTTGAAGCTGAAAGCGACCCATCTATTGTTACTGAAGAAGTAGTAGTGAACGAGTGGGATAGCTTTGCTAAATCAATTTTAAAATAATAATATAAACTAACTAAATTTAAAGAATTATGGCATTTCCAAATTCAAACTCCCTACCTGCTTTTACGCAGATGGATGCTAACCAAAGCATTATTTCTCCTTTGTTCTTAGGACAAGACTATATGGAGTATATGAATGTTCTTCCTGATATTAAGGGAGTAACAAAAGTTGACCACTTAGGGTCATTATCAAAAATTACTAAGGCTTTTACAGCAGGTGCTTTCTCAGGAGAAACTGCGGGTACTTTCTCAGGTGTTACTATTACTCCTGCAAGAGTTGAAGCTGAAATTGAATTTTACTCTAACTCTCTATTCGGGAAAGTAAAAGCTCAATTAATGAAAGGAAACTTTGAGTTCGATAACATTGACGGTACTGCTGTTAAGAATGTACTTATCGACTTAATCGCACAAGGAATCAAGGCTGACTTTAACAGACAGTTATTCTTAGGCGATGCTTCTCTTACTACAGGTGGAGATTACCTAGACTACAATTCTTACGATGGTATATTCCAAGTATGTAAAGATACTTTAGCTGCTGCTCAAAAATTAGACAACTCTGATATTACAGGTGTTGCTAACGGAGAAGCTCTTGATGCTGCTGCTGATGGTGTAAACATCTTACAAGCTATGTATGATGCTGCTACTCCTGAGCTATTAAGTGCAGGAAATCACGTTTTCTTTGTATCAGGCGATATTTACGACAAATACTCTGAGTATTTAGAAGGTACAGGTTATGCTGCTGCGGGACACTCTGTACTTGTAAACGGTATTCCAAACTTGACTTACAGAGGTATTCCTGTAATTGCTCGTAGAGATTGGGATGTAGCTGTTACTGCTGACTTTGCTATTATTGAAGGTGCTTCTGTTGCTCTTGAAACTTACAGAGCTATTTTAACTACTCGTGATGCAATCATAGTAGGTACTGACTTTAGCGAAAGTGCAATGGAACAATGGTATTCTCAAGACAATAAGTCTTACAGATTCCGAGTATCTTATATGTGTGGAGTTGCTTTAGCTGATGCTAAACTAGCTGTTATGTACACACCTGATGCTTTATCATAATTAATATAAACTAAGGGGGATGAAATACTCCCCCTTAATTTTTAACTTTTAAATAATAATAAAATGGCAATAGAAAATTTAGTTTTAGCTACTACTGACTTTGAGAAAAGAGGTGGTTTAAGACACATAGGTCTTTGTGCAACATCAAACCTAACACCTACATTTACTGCCGTAGATGCAGCAGATACTCACTCTGTGGCTTTAGTTCAAACTGCTAATTTAGCTTTGTTTGACTTAAAGCAAGGTACGGGTTCTTTAACAACTAGCGGTTCAAAAGAAAATGGTGTTATGATGTTTGAGCATACTCTTTCATTCTACATTCCTAACTGTTCAAACGAACACTTTGGAAACTTACAAAACTTATTACAAAAGCAAATTGCTGCTGTTGTAGTTGACCATAACGACCAAGCGTTCTTAATAGGTATGTCTGCTGCTTTTCAGCACACAACAGGTTCATCTTCTTTCAATAATCAAATGTACGCTACAATGACAGGTCTTGAAGGTGGCACAGGTGCTGCTTTAGGCGATGAAAACGGTGTTACTGTTACTATTACTTGTTCTTCAGGAGAACTTCCTAGAACTGTATCAAGTACGATTACTGTTGCACACGCAGGAGGTACAATGGCATTACCAAC